GCCTTTGCCGTAAATACCTAAAGACTACTCGCGATGTTTTAGGCGGTGACGCTAATAGCAGTAAAGGAATATTACTACCATTGAATGAATTTTTCCAAAAATAGGTGTATATTAAAATATAATTATTAGATTTGCTTATAATTAAAAACATTTATTATGAAACATTTATTTAAAGCGTTGGCATCGTTCCAACAAGAAGTGCCAGTAGTACACAAGGCAACACAAGGTTACGGGTATTCATACGCTGACTTACCGAAAATCTTTGAAGTGATTAACCCGTTATTACAAAAACACGGATTAGGCTTTACGCAGTTAATCAATACTAACGAAGAACGTCACTACTTAGTAACAATACTTTTCCACGTTGAAAGCGGTGAAAGTTTAGAAAGCAGTACGTTAATACCTTACGTTCAGTTAAAAGGTATGAATGACTTTCAGTCTTTTGGTAGTGGTGTAACATACTTTCGTAGGTATGCGTTAAGTTCTACTTTAGGACTTGTAACGGACAAAGACACGGATGCTGGAGGCGAACAGGTAAAGGTAGAAAAACACGAACCTAAACAAAAGAAAAATAAAATTGACGATGTACGTTTTTCTAAAGCTATTGAAGCAATTAAGAACGGTGAATATGACATAGACCAACTTATAGAAAAGTTTGACTTAGACGCATCCCAACTGGCAACAATAACTAAGTTATGAAAATACGCGCATCACAAATAGGTAAACTAATGGCTACCCCCCGCAGTAAGGGGGAGAGCCTTTCGCAGACTGCTAAGACTTACATTCAAGAACTTGTTTTAGAACACACCTACGGCATACGCAAAGAGTTTTGGAGTAGATACACGGACAAAGGAAACCAAGTAGAAGACGAAGCTATAAGTTTTGTCAACGAAATGTTAGAATTAGGCTTTATTTACAAGAACGAAGAACGCTTTGAAAACGACTATATAACGGGTGTGCCTGACGTAAACACGAAAGAAATACTTTTAGACGTAAAATGTTCTTGGGACGCTACTACGTTTCCGTTTTTTGATAGCGAAATACCTAACAAAGACTACTACTACCAGTTACAGGGTTATATGTATTTAACGGGCAAGACTGAAGCATTACTTTGTTATTGCTTAATGAATACACCTTTTGAAATAGTAGAAGACGAAGTAAGGCGTGAACACTGGCGACTGCAAAAAATAGAAGAAGACGTTGAGGTTCGGGACTTCGTACAAAAGAAGCATAACTTCGATCACATACATAACGAAAGACGAATCAAAGTATTTAAAGTAGAACGTGACGAAACGGTAATATGGCAAATACAAGAGAAAATAGAGTTAGCACGAGAATATTACAATCAATTAATACAAACAATCTAAATAAATAAAATGACACCAAAAGAGAAAGCAAAAGAACTTGTGTTTAAAAAGTTTGGATGTTCTAAAATGTACGCATTGATTGCAGTTGATGAAATATTGGATTTAGGCCTTCACGATGTAGGTGATTACAGAAATGACCAATCTTCATCAGAAGATTTTTCAACAGTTACCTGGTACATTAATTACTGGCAAGAAGTTAAACAAGAAATAATTAACCTTTAAATAAGTAAAACAAATAAATAAATATAAAATGGAAACAAAAGTAAACAGCGGTGCAATTTTCAAGAACGAAAACAAAAAAGCGGAAAACCACCCCGACTACCGCGGAACTATTAACGTTGACGGACAAGACAAAGAAATAGCGTTATGGGTTAAACAAAGTGCTAAAGGTGTAAGTTATTTTTCTGCAAAGATTTCTGAACCGTACATTAAAATTGAGCCACAAATAAAAAATAATGAGCCACAAATAAAAGAATACGGAGACGCAAACGATGACTTACCTTTTTAATTATGTACATAGATGACTACACGCTACGAAGGCTTCTAACGGAGTTACTGCGTAGAAAAACACGAAACCAAATAGTACAAGAAATAAAGCTAAGAGGGGATAAGTTTCACCAGTACAACTTAGACAAATTCTTAGAAGGAAAAGACGTAAGTTTAACCACCTTACAAAAAATAGACAAATACGTTTGTAAGCAATATTACCTAGACGGTAGAAGCCCACTTTTATAGTGGGTTTTTTGTTAACAACTATTTGTTTATAATTACGTCTATTGTATGTTTAAAAATTAATCATACATTTGTTTATATGAAATGGCTAGGAATAGTTGCTAAACACCATAAAGAATACGTAAGTATAGTAAATGGCTTTGGTGAACACTTCTACGCTGAAGACATAGTACAGGAAACATACCTAAGAATTTTAAAGTACTGCAAACCCGAAGCAATAATAACAAATGGCAACGTAAATAAAAGTTACGTTTATTTTGTTTTACGGAATATGTACATAGACTTTGAAAAATACAAAGCAAAGCACCCGAAGGTAAGCATAGAAGAAATAGGGCAATTAGAATGCGAACCGTACAGCGTAGAAAAACACGAATGCTACGAAGAAATAATAAGACTTATAAACAACGAAGTAGAAGGATGGCATTGGTACGACAAAATGTTATTTGACTTATACAAAAAGACTGGTAAGTCTATACGTGAACTAAGCAAAGAAACTACTATAAGTACTAAGTCTATATTTCAAACCTTAAAGCATTGCAAGGAACGCTTAAAAGAAAATGTAGGTGAAGACTACGAAGACTATAAAAACAAAGACTACGAATTAATATTAAAAAAATGGCAAGAAGAAAAAAACAAGCTGAAGGGCTTGGCGACAGCATCGAACAAATATTAGAAGTTACCGGTGTTGCTAAATTAGCGAAGTGGGTAATGGGTGAAGACTGCGGTTGTGACGAACGCAAGGAAAAGTTAAACAAACTTTTTCCGTATGTAAAACCTGAATGTTTACAAGAAGACGAATACCAATATTTGGTATGGTGGTTTAGCGAAACACGAAACCAACTAAAACCAAGTGAACAAAGAGAACTAATAAAAATATACAATAGAGTATTTAAAAAGAAACAGCAACCTACAAGCTGCGGAAGTTGTTTACGTGATATGTTGTTAAAATTAAAAACTTTACACGATGAGTACGGAAAATAAATATTACTTAATAGACTACGGCAAAGACGTAAAAGAATACGCTGAGTTAATGAAGCGCACTTTAGAAAAAAAGAAGTGCCATATAATGTATTTACAAACCGAGTGCGACAATTTCTTAGGAGTAGAAGAACTAACGGAAGACGAATTTTTAAACTACTTTAAACAAGCCAGTGATGCAAATAGTTAGTAAAAGACGAAACTAAAACCAATAAGAAAAAAAATAATAGTTAATTTCTTTTAAATTATGGACAATAGAAAAAATAACGGTGGACATTCTACTAAAAGTCAAGGAGCGGACAAACGAAAGAACGAATATAGAAACGCTTTAGAACTTGCTGCTTCAGTAGAAAACGTAGTAGAAGTTTTAAAGACGGTATACGACAAAGCCGTTAATAAACAAGATATGTCAGCGGCAAAACTATATTTAGAATATTACTTAGGCAAACCAAAAGAAAGCGTAGACATACACACTTCGGGTGATAGTGTAGTAAGTTTTAACGAAATCTTAAGGGCTATAAAAAGTGATAACGATAAATGACAAATATTTAGTATTAGATAACGACACGCGGTACTTTATTTGTACAGGTGGTCGTGGTTCGGGTAAGTCTTTTTCTATTGGACTACTTCTTTGTCTTATGACATTTGAACCTAAGCACGTTATTTTATTTACACGTTATACTTTGCGTTCTGCTAGTATATCTATTATACCTGAGTTCTTAGAAAAAATAGAATTGTTAGGAATACAAGAAGACTTCTACATAACAAAAGACGAAATAATAAATAAGAAGTCAGGAAGTAGAATATTGTTTAGAGGTATTAAAACAAGTTCAGGTGACCAAACCGCTAACTTAAAATCTTTACAAGGTGTTACAACGTGGGTACTAGACGAAGCTGAAGAACTAACTGACGAAGAAACCTTTGATAAAATAGATTTGTCTGTAAGGTCAAAAGATACACAAAACAGGGTTATAATGATTATGAACCCGTCTACTAAAGAACATTGGATATACCAACGCTTTTTTGAATCTAAAGGAATGCAAGACGGCAAGAACCTACAAAAACACGATACTACATACATACACACTACTTATTTAGATAACAAAGAAAATTTAAGTAGTAGCTACATAAACCAATTAGAAAACATTAGACTACGAAGACCTGAAAAGTACAAACACCAAATACTAGGGGGTTGGTTAGACAAAGCGGAAGGTGTTGTATTTTCTAACTGGCAAATGGGTTCTTTTCAGCAAGTTTCTAAAAGTGTATTTGGTCAAGACTTTGGGTTTAGTGCAGACCCTACTACATTAGTAGAAACTTCTATAGACAAAACAAATAAAAGAATATACCTAAAGTTACATTACTACAAGCAAGGTTTAACGACTTCGCAAATATCAGACTTAAACAAACGATTTGCAAAAGACAATCTAATTGTAGCGGACAGCGCAGAACCTAGACTTATAACAGAACTAAAAGTAAACAACAATATAGTAGCAGCTATTAAAGGTCAAGGCTCGGTAACTTACGGCATAGCACTACTACAAGACTTTGACTTAATAGTAGACCCTGAAAGCACGGAACTAATAAAAGAACTTAATAACTATTGTTGGTTAGAAAAAAAGTCTGCCACACCTATAGACGCACACAATCACGCTTTAGACGCTATACGATACGCGGTAAGCTATCAATTAGAAAACCCAACTAGAGGGCAATACTTTATAAAATGAGCGACCCTGAAATAAACAAAGCTATAGTCTTAGTTGAAAGTTATATCTACGAAAAGACGAACAAAAAAGTCAAGATAGTATTCGACAATCCTAACAGAATGATGTACCATATTAAAATGCTATTCGAAGCGTATTCGGTAGCACTTGCTTACTACAATAACAAAAAATAAAGTTATACATATATGAAGGTTAAAATAAACATACCGACAAGTCTAGACGAAATACCTTTAAAACGTTACCAAGACTTTTTAAAAGTACAAAGCACGTCTAACGACGAAGAATTTGTAGCGCAGAAAATGATTGAAATATTTTGCGGTGTAGATTTAAAAGACGTGGTAAAAATTAAGGTAACGGACTTAAACGACTTAATACAACACTTTACTAAATTGTTCAGCGAAAAACCTAAGTTAAAGCAAACCTTTGTAATGGGTGGCTATGAGTTTGGGTTTATACCTAACTTAGAAGAAATTACTTTTGGTGAATACGTAGACTTAGACGCACACATTCAAAACTGGAGCAGTTACCATAAGGCTATGGCGGTACTTTATAGACCTATAAAAACACGAACTAAGAACGGTTACGAAATATTAGACTACGAACCAAACGTAGCATTTCAGGACTTAATGCAGTACGCACCTTTGTCAGTAGCAATTAGCGCAACGCTTTTTTTTTGGAATTTAGAAAAAGAATTGTTAGTAGCTACAATGAGTTATTTACAACGCGAGACGAAGAAGAACAAAATAACTTCAGCGACTTCACCGAACGAGGACAATTCAACCAAACTTGGGGGTGGTATGGAAGCATATATGCAATCGCTAAAGGAGATGCTACAAAGTTTGACGAAGTCACTAGACTACGACTTACTAAATGTCTTACCTATCTCACCTTTGAAAAACAAAAGAACCAAATCGAACACAACGAACTTAGAAAACAATATAGACAATGACGGGGTACTACAACTTATTAACTAAAATAAAAGAACACTTTGACGGTGACGCGTTGGTAAACACGGTTACGCAGGGTGACATATTTGAAGTTGACTTAAACAAGCAGACTATTTTTCCTTTAGTACATATAATTGTAAACAGCGTTCAGTTTGTAAATAACGTACAACAGGCAAACGTTAGTATTATGGCTATGGACATAGTAGACATATCAAAAGACGAAACAACTTCTTTATTTGAAGGCAACGATAACGAACTAGACGTACTTAATACGCAACTAGCAATATTAAACAGGGTGTACGAAATGCTAAGACGTGGTGACTTGTACGACGATAGCTTTCAGGTTACTGGAAGTCCTAACTGCGAACCTTTTATAGATAGGTTTGAAAACAAGTTAGCGGGGTGGACTATGACATTTGATGTA